TGACTCTGGTGATCCCGAAATTCGAAAATTTTTCTCGGGGTAATTTTGCGTTTTTACAGGTCGAGCAGAATCCCCCTCCCTGCTCCTCCCCGCTCATGAAACACTTACGGGACCGATAAAACCATTACAGGAGAGGGAGTCGCTCCCAGAACAATTACGAACCCCCGTGTTTCCGTGTCGCCTGATTGAAAAAAAGCCGGAAGCCGCCGCACGGCGAATCCCGGATTGCGGGCACTGCTAAATAACACCAAACCCACCATAATCAAAGGAATCTCTCATGAAGGATTGGAAATCATATCGCAACATCTCTGAGTCGTTCGATCAGGTTCGCAACGCATCGAAGCAGTTCAACGAGAACTGGGACGGCATCGTCCGTCCGACGAGCCTTCCGATCAGTGAAGCCGCCGAGCAGGTCAAGGTCGGCGACATCTTCGGTTCGTTTTCTTATGCTTATGGCGATGAGCCCGAGCCTCCCTACGGTGTCGCCGATGCTCAGTTCTTTCAGGTGACCAAGGTTGAGGGTGATTCGGTGATGCTCAAGAAGATCGGCAAGAAGGAATCTCCCGCAAGCAATCCTCCCGTGAAGACCACTCCTCCCGCCACGGCTGCTTCCCCTGTTCAGGTATTCTCGACTGCGTACCCCGAGTTCAAGGCGAAGGTCATCAAGGTTCCTGCGTCGAGGGTTGCGAAAGCCGACCCGAGGTACAGTGCCCCCGAGGTCAAGGACTTCGGAGGGATGCTTGCCGTTGACATGGAAAACAGCACCGCCGCCAAGAGCCTCAAGGATTGCAACTTCGGCCTTGCCTTCAAGTGGACCACCGGACCCGGTTCCGCATGGAAGGGCAAGCCGATCCTCCTTCTCCACGATCAGCATTGATCCTTTCCGAATGAAATCCGAATCAGATCGAATCAAGGCATCAGGAAACTGGTGCCTTGTTCTTTTGGGGGATGTTCGGAAGGTCTCCGTTCGGTCTTGAAAAGATTCGATTTTTTTCACCTTCAACTGTTGATTTTCGAATGGGTGGCCGATATACTATTGCATATGACGACCACCGCCACCATCCTCTCCCCCGCCCTCGCCACCCAAGCCCTCCTCCTGATGTACGCCCCGATGAGCCCCGCCGACATCACCATGCGGGCCACCGTGGGTGGGCGTGAGATGTTCATCACCGTCTCCGTCCCCACCAAGAGTGAGGACGGCGTAATCATCGTCCAGCCGACCAACAGCGACGATGCCCATGTGGTGGGCTTCACCACCCGCACCCCCGAGAACGCCTTCAAGTGCTACGATCACCGTGCGATGATGGTCCGTGAGTCCAAGTCCCTCACCGACCTCGCCAAGGAAATTGTCGCCAGTCGCTTCCTCCGTCCCGTCGTCGTCGCCTGAGAACCCATCCCATGACCACCACCATGACCACCGCCTCGACCCCCGCCTTCGTCTCCTTCCTGAACTCGTGGCAAGAGCGAGTGACCCAGCACTATCGTGTCAACCTCTCCCCCCTGACCCCTCCCGTCCTGAAGGTGGCCCCCAAGGGTCGCAAGTTCATCAAGATCATCGCAGAGGACAGCAGCAGGCGAGTGATGGGATTCGTCGCCATGAGCGATGGAGAGATCGACGGCACTCCCTACCGAAGCGGCGACATCCTCATGCCCGCCTCGTGGAACGCCCCCGCCAAGCACGCCCGTGGGTCGATCTACGATCCGAGCAACGGCATGAACGCCGTGAGCGTGTTCGGCACCAACTACCTGTGAACCAAGCAGACACCGAAAAGGAGAAATCATGAGCAACGCCACGTACATCGCCTCCCTTCGCCCCGGCTCCCGTGTCACCTATCTCGTCCCCAGCGGTCAAGGCAGGAATGGAATCGAGTACCGCTCCAAGACCTCCAAGGTCGTCCTCGCCATGGGCACCCATGTCGTCGTGAACATGGGCGGACGGCACGGCACTCCGTTCGTCGTCACTCCCGAGAACGTCGTTCGATAAATAAGAACAGAGGACCCAAACGGTCCCCGCCCGAGAACTCTCGCTCGGGCCATCGAGGAGACCCTCCAATCCACAAGGAGGGTCTCTTTGTTTCCGAGACGAAGGACTTGACTTTCCTCTCGTCCCCGTCTATTCTTGCTCCCTATGAAAGTAACCATCTCATTCACGACGGACAACGATGCCTTTCAGGAGAACTTCGCTCTTGAAGTGGAACGAATGCTGACTCAGGCATCCCATGTCATCAATCACAATCACAACACCATTCGGGAAACCGATGTGGTGGTCATCCGAGACAGCAACGGAAACACGGCGGGTGTCGTGACCATGGATCGCTCGGAGGAAGAGACCAAGCACTCTCGGAAGGCAGGAGCCTTCTCAACCCCTCCCCTCTCCTGAGTGGAGGAGCCCGAACCCCCAGCAATGGGAATTCTTTTTGGATAAATAGAAACATGAAATCTTTCGCCGAACTCTGGGACGGCGGACTTCGCAAGCAGTCCCTCGCCGAGAACACCACGATCTACACCTCGACCGACTCCTCGTCGCCTCTCGGGGGCATCTACCTCGATGACAAGGGTGAGATCATGGTCCACTTCCGTGGTGCGGGTATGCTGTCGTATGAGTACGGACTCAAGGAGATTCCCCGTCGCCTTCGTGACATCGCCGACAGAGTCGCTTCGGGCCACCTCTCATACGAGCAGGCGAACCGCATCATCAACGACTCCAAGGGCAGTGCAGGAGACTTCACGGGCTACTACATCCGAGGGTTCGCCGAGGCCGAGAAGGTTCTCGCCAGCCCCGCCGTGAAGAGAAAGTTGGCAACACTCAAGAAAGGCAAGCCCTAAATACCCCTGACCATCCCAGTCACCCCACCATTGTCGAGAGACGATGGTCCGAAGGACCCTCCAATCCACAAGGAGGGTCCTTCTATTTCCAATCGCAATAAAGAAAGTTTTCAGTCTCGGTTGATTCCTGCCGACAGAGTAATATACTGTGCCTCTCTGCCAAGGAGAGTGTAGTTTCTAACCTTTTCAAGGAGTATTGATTTGATGAATATCTTTAGCAAGTTCGCAGTTCTCGCCTCGTTCGTTACGGCCTCGGTGTCCATGGCTCAGCCCGCTGCACCCGCCAAGGTCGGTCTTGCCGAGACTTCGGCAAAGGTTTCGTTCACGGTCGATACCTCGTACCACAAGTTCGATGGTTCGACCGACTCGGTCTTCGTGGTGACCCCCACGGTCGCCCTGAAGGATCTGTTCCTCAAGGATCTTACGGTTGGCGTGGCGATGCCGACCGTCGATCAGACCGATCTCGGTGTCGCCGGTTTCGATGTCTTCGCCGACTATGCCGTATGGAACGGCAAGACTCTCGGCGGTTCGGCTTCCGTCACCCTCGGTGGCGGTGCCCTGATTCCGGCGTTCGACACCGCCTTCTCTCCCGACAACGTCGTCCCTCATGTCGATGCGGCTCTGTCGCTTGACTGGGGCAAGGTTTCGGCCTCGGAGAAGGTTTCCTTCGACTATGCCTTCGATGGCGTGGTCTTCAATCCCACCCTCGGTGGGACCGTTCAGGACGGTGTCCTGACCTCTCAGACGGGCCTCTCGTGGAAGGCTTGCGACTGGTTCACCATCGGGGCTGACCTCGATGCCCAGTTCGCCTTCGACACCAGCAGCACGACTGTTCTCGCTGGCCCGTCGTTCGTTCTGACCCCCACGAAGAACTTCCATGCGGATTTCGGCGTGGGTCTCCCCGTCTATCAGGACGTGGATGCTTCGTTCAGTGAGACCGATTGGGTCGCCCACGGCGGCATTTCGTTCTCGTTCTAAGTTCGGGCATTCCGCTCGATTCTCTACCTTGGCTTGATTGGAGGGGGCGAAAGCCCCCTCTGTCATTTCATAAATAATCCCATAGGATTTCCCCACGATGAAAAAGTTCTCCCAATGGCTCACTGAATCGATCGGCTCAACCTCCGACATCCTCAACTACGGTGGCAAGGACTTCCAGATCGTTTCCAAGATCAAGGGAAAGACCGTCGTCACCCAAGTGAGGGGTATGTCTCCTGACCACTCTTACGACGAGGATACATGGCAGGGAAAGAACTCGATCCATGTGGAGCAGCGTCGAAAGGACATTCTCAGGTGGATGAGCGGGATCACCAAGGACATCCGTGCCATCGCTGATGAGAAGGAAATCCCCGACATTCCCAAGTGGCAGCACGTCGTTCGAAAAAACCACATCAAGAAGCACGGAAAATAATGAAGTCATTCTCACGATTCATACGAGAGGAAATCGGAAACACCACCTCACTGTTCTCCTACGGAAGAGACTTCCAAGTCGATCTTGCCACGGGAGACTGGGACGTTGAGGACTTCGGCGACGATGAGTACGCCGAGAAGAAGAAGCGGATGAAGAAGCCTTGGGAGATACGAAACGCTCTTACGGCCAACGAGAGGCGAAATGAAATCCTTCGCTGGGCAAAGGCGGGGTTTCTCGGCATGAAGGAAGTCGTGACAGACAAGAGCCTACCAACAACACCAAACTGGCAGTCCATGGAGAGATAATCAATGAAATCATTCAAGTCGTACATCACCGAGACATGGACGTTCACGCCTGCGGACAGGTCCACGCCAGTCACTCCTCAGCAGCACATGGTCGCATGGAACGACCTGAAGCGTCTTGAGACGGTTCTGGACCAGATGTTCCGTTCGGCCAATCTCGACATCGCCTTCACCAAGCACTTCTGGGAACGCATCAACGGAAGTCGTGGCTACGGCGGCACTGTGTCCATTCCCGAGATACAGGATGCCTTCCGTAAGACTTATGATAAATACTCCAAAGAGATCAGCAATCACAAGGCGGACTGGAAGGCCATCATCAACGACGTGAGCAAGGACTTGAACATGCCCTTCACGCTCGACTGGGATGGCAAGATTAAGAAGATGGTCATGGTCACTGCGATGAAGAAGAAGAACTTCATGAGTCCCGACCCGAAGTTGAAAGTATAAGAGGAACACCCGATGCCCATTCTGTTTGAACAACTCCGTGAACTCCTTATGGAAAAACTCCTGATCCTCGGAAAGGGTCAGCGGTACAACCAAGCCGTGATTCTCGCCGGTGGTGCGGGTTCGGGAAAGGGTTGGGTCATCAAGAACGTCATCGGTGGCGACTGGAAAGTCTGGGACCCGGACAGTCTGAAGTTGGCCCTCAAGAAGGTGGCGAGCAAAATCGTCGCTGATCCCGAGTTCGCCAAGAAGTTCGGAAAGGTTCGTGACGTTTCGAGCGAGATCGCCAAGATGGATCTTCGAAATCCGTCCGACGTGGCGAAACTTCACATGATGGTGAAGGACCTCGGCAAGGACGACAAGCAGTTGATCTACTCCCTCACGGCCAACAAGGACAACCAAGAGAAGCCGAACATCATCATCGACTGCACCCTCAAGTCCGAGCGTGCCGCCATCAACGAGAGCAACCGGCTCAAGGAATACGGCTACAAGCCCGAGAACATTCACATCGTTTGGGTTTTGACCGATGTCCGAATCGCCGTGGACCAGAACTACAAGCGTGAACGCCGAGTGTTCAACAGCATTCTCTTCCAGACGCACGCAGGTGCCAAGAAGACGATGACCGAAGTCGTGATTCAGAACTACCCCAAGTTGGGCATCAACGGCGACGTTGCCGTCGTTCTGGGCGGCAGAGCCGAGATGGTTCGTCCCGAAGGTGGTCGGGCAGGTCAAACCGGACAGATCCTCAAGATGAAGAAGGGCTTCGAGAATGAACCCCTGTACCTTCGCATCAAGAAGGCGGGAGATCCGAGGTTCAACGAGTCGGCTGTCCTCAAGACCTTGGAGCAAGCCGAGATTCTCGGACCCAAGACCGACCAAGTCCCGTCCGACATCACGAGGAAGTATCCAGAAACCGCTGGCTGATTCAAGACACGCAAAAATAGTGTCGATGAATCTTGACACGGACCCGTGACCTGCTATACTTCTTGCAATGGAAACACAACCAACTCGTGAACATGTATTGGCAGACCTCCGTCAGTCCATATGCAAGGTGACCTTCACCAAGGTGGACGGAACTCTTCGCACCATGTATGCCACACTCATGCCCCAGCATCTTCCGGATCGAGGTGAGGTCGCAGTGAGCGAGGGCAAGGACGACAAGGTTCGTTCGTCCCCTGATCGGGTTTACGCATGGGACGTGGAGAAGAAGGACTGGCGATGCTTCTACCTCAAGAACATCACCGAATGGTCTCGCATCGAAGTTCCCCTTCCGGCAATCTGAAATGAACATCATGAAAACAATCAAGTCCGAATACGTAAGCACCAGTCGCTATGGCGACAACCGTGTCCTGAAGAAGATCAACGACACCCAGTACACCCTCAGCGGTCGATCGCTGTATCATCGGATGGGCTGGGACGACAAGAACAGCGGGTATGAGTTCATCGACTTCGAAGGCGGACCCTTCGTTCACATGAACGACACCATCTCGTTCTATGGTGCCTCCGACGATGATCGCAGGATCTCGAAGATCGAGATCGTAGACACTGGAGATTCAATGATCGTCACCGCACTTCTGACGGTGACTAAACAAGAGGAGTGAGAATGTCCGATAAGAAGCAGATGAAGCGTTTTGTTCTATGGCTTGGAATCATCAACCTTGTGTTTTCGATGTACGTGTTCTATTGCAACAAGGTGAATGAGATTCAAGCCCATGCTCTGGATGTCCGTCTGGAGCAGGCCGAAAGCATTCTGAGCGTGATCGCCCGTCGTGGCGTTCACATGGAATTCAACAAGGTGATCGAGTAACTTTTACAGGAGATTGTCATGGATTGTGAAGCAACGAATTGTCAGAGTCAGGTCAAGAGTTCGAACAAGAGCATTTGGTGTGCCATCACTTGCGCCATCCGCACGCTGTCGGTCTTTATGATCGCAGTGAGTGCTGTCGGCTTCGTGTTCACCCCCGCTCGCCATCGTCCTGTCCACGAGGGCGTGGTCGATGCTCGGAGCGACGAGCGTGGATCGATCGTCGTGGAGCGTCCCGAGACCCCGCCCGTGAGGCGTGGCGAACGCAACGGCAAGTGATCGCATACCCCATGGTGTAATGGCAGCACCGGTCCCTTTGGAGGATTGTGTCTAGGTTCGAGTCCTAGTGGGGTAGTGTTCCCTGTGGTGAAACGGTATCACGGCACACTGTTAATGTGCTTTCCTAGGTTCGAATCCTAGCGGGGAAGTTTTCTGGATGCGGCGTGGTGGGACACGCACCGCAAGGCTACAGGTGTGTCGTGGGCGACCTCTGAATCGGGTCAAGAGAAGCCACGGGCTTCGCCCCACGATGCTGATTCACACGGGTTCGAATCCCGTCATCCAGTTTGATATGGGTAGGTACTCAAGCGGTCAACGAGGGCACGCTGTAAACGTGTTGGCTTACGCCTACGGGGGTTCGAATCCCTCCTTACCCATTGTTGGGGCCGAAGATTCGAAGGTGAATCGCTACCTTTGCAAGGTAGAGACGACGGGTTCGATCCCCGTAGGCTCCATTATGGCAAACTATACCCCCGGATCAGGATATCGTGAAGGCTACGCCGATCGCATGGAAGGCAGGCCCAACAAGTACCGAAAGTACCCAGACCTCGACCACTCCCCCGTTTCGGAGGAGTACAACCTCGGCTATCAGGAGGCCAACGAGGCCATCCTGCGAGATGCGAGAAACAATAGCATTGACGAGAGCAAGAAGAACTTCCTACAGGATTGACCTCGGCCCTATCGTCTAGCGGTCTAGGACGGGTCCCTTTCACGGACCAGACTGGGGTTCGAGTCCCCATAGGGTCATGTTGCGGGCGTAACTCAGTTGGTAGAGTGTCAGATTTCCAATCTGATTGTCGAGGGTTCGAACCCCTTCGTCCGCTTTCGGATAGATATTCAAAAGGTGGTGCGGCTCCGGAGACAACGCACCACTGCCCCACCGAGCCTCTCGCCGCAAGGTGATGCTCATTATGGGTGGGGGTTACAGGGTGTGGCTCAGTTTGGTAGAGCATCTGGTTTGGGTCCAGAAGGTCGGAGGTTCAAATCCTCTCACCCTGATTGGTTGGAGAACACCATGAGAAAGAAGATGTCGTTCGATGAACGCAAGGCCAGTCTCCTACGGCTCCAGCGGGAATACATCAAGGAATCGATAAGGATTCTCGACAGCATGGTTCCTTTGGCCGAGGACTTGCCTGACCTCCGTGACCCTGCTATGATTGAGGCATACACGGACCAGTTGAGTGAACTGGAGAAGTTGGTCAAGAAGAACTACGATATTGCTCGAAGCATTGAGGAGAAGTATGAACATCTTTGTCGTAAATCGGGACCCGTGGCTCGCAGCAAAGGACCTGTGTGACCGTCATGTGTGTAAAATGATTGTAGAGAGTGCCCAGATGCTCTCGACGGCCCACCGAGTCCTTGACGGCAAGCCCACCACGGCCCTCTCCCGCACGGGCAGGAGGATCAAGCAGTGGGATCATCCCAACCCCGCCTTCGACAAGGTTCTGTGTAAGGCCACCATGGTCAACCACCCCTGTACTCGCTGGGCAATGGAGAACAACAAGAACTACTTCTGGCTCTACGATCACCTCGATGCCCTCCTCCGAGAGTACACGGATCGCTACCAGAAGCACCATTCGATGGAGGGCCTCACGTACAACTTCCTTCGCAGTGCCCCCCGAAACATCGCCACGGTGAATGGGACGACCTCGTTCGCTCAGGCAATGCCCGACCAGTATCGCAATCCCGATGCGGTCACCGCATACCGCAACTACTACATGGGCGAGAAGCGTAGGTTCGCCGCATGGAAGACCGGAATCAAGCCGAAGTGGTGGAAGGAGGATTCGCATTGAACGGACAGGCAGGCAAGGGAGATTCATATCGCCCGGTGGATCAGAAGAAGTGGGACGAGAACTACGAACGGATCTTTGGCAAGAAGAAAGCCAAGGAGCCCAAGAAGCCCAAAGAGACTAAATAGAGACATGAACGTCATCACCAAATTCCTGTCGATTCAGTCTCAACTTCGCATCTATCATTGGCAAACCAAGTCGTACGCCGAGCATCAGGCTCTGGGTTCCCTGTATGATGACCTTGGTGGCAACATCGATGAGTTCGTTGAAACCTTCTCAGGCAAGCGTGGTGGCGTTCCCGTGAGCAAGGAAGCGTTCACGATGGCGGCTGAAAACTACAAGTCCAAGAAGGATGTCATGGACTACCTTGACGGCGTGGTGAACTACCTCACAACCGAACTCCCAACGTATCTCGACAAGGACAAGGACACCGATCTTCTGAACATCAGAGATGAGATGTTGGGCTCGGTCAACAAGACCAAGTACCTCCTCCGACTCTCATGAGAACCTTCGGGGAACACAACGGAATCGACTCAGTGTCCTACGGGAAACTCACCCCGAAGGACACCGCTCTGGTCATTTCCCATACGAGCGATACGAGTACGGTTCTTGGACGGTACGTCGCTCGTCGTGATGCAAACCAGTCGGTCCCCAAGGTGTGCCCTCCCCATGCGAACTCCAGCACCGAGACGATGCTGGAACTCAACCAGATGGTCGAGGTGATGGCCGAGTCCACCCCCGCAGAACGGTCCTTCGCCCTCAAGGTTGACGATCTTCACGCTCACTACCAACTCTGGGCGGAGACGGCCACTGAACTCACCGGAAAGCCTTATGACTGGGAATGGTTCGACACCATGGCCGAACAGGGAAATGGGTTCATCCTCTACACGAAGTTGTACTACAACCGACCAAGACCCTACCAACTCGGACCCATGCTGGGCAAGAGGATTGAGCGGCTTCTGTCGGACCCCCTTACACCAGCCTACCCTTCCGGGCACGCCTTCGACGTTGGCATGTTCAGCGAGGCCCTGACCATACTCCACCCCGAGTTCGAGCAGGACTTCAAGAAGTTGGCCCAGAGAATCTCAAAGAGCAGAATTATAGGTGGAGTTCACTTCCCTTCCGACTGTAAAGCGGGTATAATACTGGGCCGAGACGTTGTCCGGCATGGACTTGTGGATTTTTTGACATGAAAGACTTTATCGAACACCTCTCCGAATCCCCTCCTTCTCTCCCTACGATCTACTGCGACATGGACGGCGTTCTGGCGGATCTCGTGGGTGGCGTGAGCGAACTGTACGGTCGCAAGTTGACCAATCGAACCTTTGACGAGTTCGTCGATCCGATGAAGCCCAAGATCGATGAGCAGCATCCCCATTTGTTTGCGGAACTGCCTCCCATGCCCGACATGCGACGGCTGTGGTCCTTCATCAGCAAGTACCATGCGGAAATCCTTTCGGCACCCACATCCTCGTGGCAGCCCAACTGCCGCCAAGACAAGATTCTCTGGGTGAAGAAAAACCTGAGCCCCAGTCCCGCCAAGATCAATCTCGTGAAGCGTGAGGAGAAGCAGAACTTCGCCACGCAAGACGGCAGACCGAACGTGCTGATTGACGACTGGAGCAAGAACATCAAGGAGTGGGAGGCGAAGGGTGGCATCGGCATTCTCCATACGAATGCCTCAAAGACCATCGCTCGCCTCAAGGAACTCGGGTTCAAATGACGATAGATCGGTGCATCTGTTTCAGCATGACCTTCTCCGAGATCCTAGAGGAGGCAAGGCCGAAAGGATGGACCGCAGACGACGTGGAGAAGGCTCTCGGATGCGGCAGTGCATGTGGAATGTGCAAGCCCTACATTCGTGAGTCTCTTCGGACGGGAGAGACGGTGTTTGATAGGCTCATCCAGTCCGATCCATAAATATCCCCATGGCAAAGAAGGTTCGAAAGATCCGAAATGCTGCACGGAGACGAGGCTGTCGATCCGAGGAGTGCAAGCCCTCCTCCGACGAAATGGCTGCGGTTTCCGTTCATCTTGGCAAAGCGGGAAAGTCGCAGGTGGATGGGTACAATGAACTGCTTCAACTCGTGAGCATGATGAAGGAGTCGAACGTCTGGAAGGGTTCCATCACGGGCTACTTCTTCAAGGGAACGATTCCGACCAAGATGAAGTCCAGCATACAGGCATACACCCGTACTGCTATGTGGGAGAAGCGGTCCACCCCCAAGACCATGAAGCAAGGGACCCTGTGGTACGAAAGAGGAAAGAAGTACCTGCTGATATTCGCAACATACAAAGGATTGGGGAACCGAGTCTACTGCTCACTGACAATCATATAAGGATTTTGAATGGATATGAAACCGATCAGTTTCGACAACTTCGTAGCCAATGCAAATGAACCGACCGTTTTCATCGAAGGCGGAATCGAAGAGGCATGTCCTACTGTTTCGGGTAGTGGGTTTGGTTTGGAGAAGTCGATTGCCGCCGCCGCCAAATGCGCCGCAGAGAACTACAAGAACGCAACTAGCACGGATCGTTTTCATGTCGGAGAAAGTGCAGGAAACGACAGCAACAAGCCCGATCTGGTAATCACTGCGGCTAGGGTTTCCGGGAGACAGTTCGCTGGTCCGATCAACATTGAGATCAAAGATGAGAATGCCCAAGGAACTCAATTTGGTCTCAAAAACAATTTCTCACCAGACACTGAAGTCACGGAGACTTCGTGGGTCACTAGCGGCAAGAAGGCGGTCAAAGTCGCAAACGAAATCTGGCTTGGTGTTGTTCGTGCCATTCACACCAAGAAGTTTCATCTGATTCGACAGATGCAGGAATACATCCGCACATCTCTCGATCCCATCGATCTCCATAAGAAGTCAATCGTACCGGGAAAGATTCCCTTCGGTAAGGTTTCCAAGATCGCATGGAAAGAGGTTGGCAACAAGGGAAAACTCTTCACGCCTCAGGGAGACACTCTCGTCTACAACATCAACGACAAAATAAGTGATCCAGAAAACATCAAGTTCTATGAGAATGTTCTCCAGCAGAAGGGAGTTCACTTTATCTACATCCATGGAAGAGGTTTGTTTTCGACGGGTCTTGCAGGCTCTCCTCAGATTCCCGGCATTCCCACCATTTCGAGTTCAATCAAGGGAACCGCAAATATCGAATTGCGTCTCAAGGCAAGCGGTGGGTCCTATTCCGGTGGTGGTGAGGCGGCAAATAGTATCGTGATTCGTCAAATTTTTTGCAACGAAGACCCTGCATCCACAAGCAACAAATCAATATACATGGAAGACTGGGCTGGAGATACTCCGGCCAATCAGTGCAGACTCTACATGTTCGACAGTAAAGACACATTCCCCTCGGACATTAAGCACGAGAAGGGCAATGAGATTGGAAAGTTGGTAAAGATTCTGAGTTCGAAGCAATCGACAGACAACCCCAACAAATGGAACGTCCGAATGGTCATGAGGCATCGAACGACAAGTCCAACCCTTCAGTTCACGACCCGGATCAACTCGGCCAACTTCTCACAATCCCCATATTCCTTTAAATCGGCAGATGACATCTTGCACTTTCTCGATGCCATCCCCTGAGTGATCGCCACCTTAGCACAGCGGTAGTGCAGTGTTTTTGTAAAGCACAGGTCGTCGGTTCAAATCCGACAGGTGGCTTTGTGAAATGGACTTGACTTTTGCCGTCGTGAGTGTATACTTGTCCCAATACAAGGAGTTTTCGTTATGAAACTGTCGAATGAAACCGTGTCCGTCCTCAAGAACTTTGCGTCCATCAATCCCTCCCTGCTCGTGAAGGAGGGGCATACGCTTGCAACGGTATGCCCGTCCAAGCGAATTCTTGCGGAGGCCACCGTCGCTGAGGCTTTCCCTCGTGAGTTCGCCATCTACGATCTCTCGAAGTTCCTGAGCATCTTGAGCCTGTTCAAGGACCCCGTCCTCTCTTTCGAGGACACTCACCTCGTCATCGCATCCGATGGCAACGGCGGATCTCGTTCGGTGAAGTACTACTACTCGAACCCCGAGTTCATCACCAACAAGGCCGACAAGAAGGTCAAGATGCCCGACCTCGCTCTGACGTTCGACATGAGCGAGTCCGATGTCGGATCGATCCTTAAGGCCGCATCGGTTCTTCAGGCTCCCGACATGTGCGTGGTGTCCGAGAACGGAGAACTGGGCATTCGTGTTTGCGACAAGAAGAATCCGACTTCCAACAGTTGGTACTTGAACCTCAACACCGAGACGGACATCAACTTCTGCTTCTGGTTCGCCGTCGATACGCTCAAGTTGCTTCCCGGCGACTACTCGTTCTCGATCGCCAAGAAGTCCGTGGCCCGCTTCTCCGGAAACGGAATCACGTACTGGGTGGCGATGGACAGCGACAGCACCTATGGTGAACCCACGAAGGGAGCCTGAACATGACCGATCCCAAGTTCTTCCTCTGGGTCGAAAAGTGGCGACCCCGTGACATCGCTTCGTGCATTCTTCCTTCTCGTCTTGAGGAGGTCTTCGGCGACATTGTCGAGTCGGGTCAGGTCCCGAACATGATCCTCACGGGAGGGGCGGGATGCGGCAAGACGACGGTGGCTCGTGCCCTCTGCAATCAGTTGGGTCTCGACATGTTGTTCATCAACGCCTCCGAAGAGAGCGGCATCGACGTGCTTCGCACCAAGATCCGCAACTTCGCCTCGACCGTTTCCTTGAACGGGGGACTCAAGGTGGTCATTCTCGATGAGGCCGACTACCTCAACCCGGCATCGACTCAGCCAGCCCTTCGTGGCTTCATCGAGGAGTTTTCGGCCAACTGTCGGTTCATCCTGACCTGTAACTTCAAGAACCGCATCATCGAACCCCTCCACAGTCGATGCACGCTCATCGACTTCCGAATCACCCCCAAGGAGCGTCCTCAGGTCGCAGCCAAGTTCCACAATCGGGTGAGGGAGATTCTCAAGGCCGAGGGGTTTGAATACTCGGACAAGGTTTTGGCCGAACTGGTCCTCCACAACTTCCCGGACTTCCGTAAGACCATCAACGAACTACAGAAGTATTCGAGGTGGTCGAAGAACGGGAAGATCGACGCTGGCATTCTGGTCGCCTCGGGCGATGCCGCCATCTCGACGCTGGTCAAGGGGCTGAAGTCCAAGAACTTCGGAGACATTCGCAAGTGGGTGGTCGATAACTCGGACAAGGACGTTGTTCACCTGTTCAGGGGAATCTACGATGGTCTACAGGAGCATCTCACCCCCGACTCGATCCCCCAAGCCGTTCTCATCCTCGCCGACTACCAATACAAGGCGGCGTTCGTGGCCGATCAAGAAATCAACCTGACCGCCTGCTGCATCTCGTTGGCATCGGATTGCACCTTCAAATCCTAAATAGAGAGGGCGGGAAAAAAAGGGGACGGTATGGAAGTAAAGAGCCTCAAGGACCTGTCTAGCACGATCGATGACATTCTGAAGAAGTATGACATTGACGGCTTCATATGTGAGTTCAAGAACTCATTCAAGAAGATCAATTCATCCGCCCACGAGCAGTTGGAGGACCTCAAGGCTTCCGACGTTACGGACGGCACTCACTTCGACAAGATCATGTCGGTCTCCAAGACTCTCTCCGATCAGGATCTGGAGAAGATCGTCAAGGTCTCGAAGAGGCTCAATACCAAGTACCGTTTCGAAGCATTCGCTGCCGAAGCCGAGGCCGCAAGGAAGGCGTTCTTGGATTCTCGCAACGAATACTTCTCGGTCAAGGCGACCATGTCCACCGAGAAGGAGTCGGTGTTCAACTCCTACCTAGATCAAACGGGCGTGTCCGACATCATGCTGGCATCGTGGATCAGCAGGCTCTTGGCTCGCATATATCCTTATTGCCTGAAGATCCGGTATGAAGATCTGAACGGAAAGATCGTGGACACTCGCATCTCTCATCGTGAGCCGATCGTCACGACCGAGTACATCGAGTGCCCTCTTCTCACTCGCTACCACGGCAAGAACAACTACGATCGGTTTCTGCTCTTCTCTTTGTACGACTCCAACAAGTGCCAGTGGATCTATGTTCCTCTTCGCCTCATCATTGACCTGACCTCGCCGGAAGGCATCAACATTTATGACATCGACATCCCCGCATAAGAGGCTCTCTCCCTTCGACTTCGCCAAGAGCATCAACGAGAAGAGCGACAATCTTCTCCACATTCAACCTGAGGCAGAGAAGGATTATCAACCCTTCCTCGTGAACCGTGCCCTGTCCTTCTCTTCGGACACGGTTCTGTATGCCAACACGATGAATCAGTCGCCCAATCTGGATAAGAAACTCCAGTATGACTATCTGTTCGCCTCGGTTCGTCGTCGCAAGCGGTACGACAAATGGATCAAGCGAGAAGAAGACGACCTCATCCCCTTGGTGTCGAAGATCTATGAGGTGAGCCCACGCAAGGCTGCCGAGTATCTGTCCATGCTGTCGGAGGATCAGAAGAACGAACTCCGAACCGGATACGGAGGCTCGTAAAAATCTAAATACTCCCGTTCTATAGACAATGGGAGTATGATATGGCTTTGATCGACACCTTCGTGGAAGTCACTCTGAGTGACCCACAAAATTTTTTGAAAGTCCGTGAGACCCTCACTCGCATCGGGGTGTCGTCCCGAACCGAAAAGAAACTGTACCAGTCTTGCCACATCCTTCACAAGAAGGGCAAGTACTACATCGTTCACTTCAAGGAACTCTTCGCTCTCGACGGCCTATCCTCTTCTTTTCCCGACACGGACAAGGCTCGCCGGAACACCATCGCCAATCTTCTGGAGGAGTGGGGTCTGGTCAAGATCGTGAGCAAGGGAGCCACGGTCGATCCGGTATGCCCCATCAGTCACATGAAAATCCTGCCTTACTCCGAGAAGAAGGACTGGCAGTTGATTCCCAAATACACCATCGGAACCAAGCAAAGACCGGTTGACAACGAGGCGTGATTCGCCTATAGTTGGCCCAGACATCCAAAGAGGAAGAGGAGAACCCATGGCTGAAAGCGTGAGCGTAGGTGTCCGTAAACTTCGTCCAGAGGCTTTCGATCCAGTGTACACCACAGAAGGATCGTCGTGCTTCGACCTCCGTGCCTGCTTCCCAGAGGGGAGTCGGCAGGTCAGGGCATACAGCGGAATCAACAACGCCGAGAGCGTCATTTCCGCCGTCGCCGAATATGAAAAGGACACCGTCCACATCAAGATTCCCCCGAGGGATCGTGTGGTCATCCCCACGCAGTTGGCCTTCTCCATTCCCGATGGTTGGTCTCTTCGTCTCCATATGAAATCCGGTCTGGCCGTGAAGGGTGGCCTGATTCTTTCTTCCGGCGAGGGGATCATCGACAGCGACTACACCGACCAGTTGTACATCGCCATCACGAACACCTCCACAATGCCCGTACGCATCAACCATGGCGATTGCGTATGTCAGGCCGAGTTGGTGTCCCTCACCCGAGCGTCCTTCAAGACCCATAGATAAATCCAGTTCCATCAACAGCGAGGTTCATATGATGTGTGAGAGACCGCAGGTAGGGGTTCACAAACTCCATTCGTCCGCATTCGACCCGGTGTACGCCACAGACGGTTCGGCGTGTTTTGACCTTAAGGCTTGCTTCGCCCATGGTCATAATCGAATCACCACGTTCAGCAAACACAGTCACGAGAGCATTCTCTTGGCTGCTGCTCAGACGAACGAGGACACCATTCACATCAACATCCAGCCGGGAGACCGAGTTCTCGTTCCCACCCAGTTGGCGTTCGACATCCCCGAAGGTTGGTCCATGAGGCTCCATATGCGTTCCGGCCTCGCCGTTCGAGGTGGACTCGTGCTGAGCAACTCCGAAGGCGTGATCGACTCGGACTACGTCGAACAGGTCATGGTTCCCATTACCAATACCAGTGAGGTCCCCGTTAGGATCAATCACGGAGATCGAATCTGTCAGGCCGAGTTCATCCCCGTGTACAGAGCCGACATGTTGCCGTGTGCCAAGCCCACACCCAAAACCACCCGAACAGGGGGATTTGGTTCCACCGGAAAGTCATAAAGCAAACATTCGACTTGACATGGTCTCGTGCGTGGGCTATACTTCTCAAGAGACGATGTCCCGATGGTCGATGAAAGGATTGTCATGAACCGAACCGAACTCCTTGCGAATCACGAAGTCCTCTGCACCAAAGCCCGAGAACTCATGAAGCGGAAGAACTCCGACTATGCGGGCAAGCGGGGCAACGAACCCTTCGCCAACTTCACTCGATGTGAGGCCATGGGCATTTGCTCCACCGAGCAAGGCTTCCTCGTCCGCCTGACCGACAAGATGAGCCGTCTGTCCTCCTTCGTGGAGTCGGGCGTGTTCGAGGTCAAGGACGAATCGCTCGAAGACACCATCGTGGACATCATCAACTACGCTGTCCTGTTCCAGTCCTACGTTCAGAGCAAGAAGACCATCGATTCGGAGTGATCCAATGAAGCGACTTCGCATTCTTCTCATCATCGTAGGTGCCCTTCTCATTCTTGTTCCCCGTGCGTGGGCGGGCGTGGACGACAAGTTCCTCGCCGCCGTACGTCAAGTGGAATCCAGCGGTCGAGACCATCTCGTGGGTGATGGCGGTGAGGCCATCGGCCCGTATCAGATTCATAAGGCATACTGGAAGGATGCCACGAACTTCGACAAGACCATCGGGGGGACCTACAAGGACTGCTTCAATCCCGAGTACGCCAAGAAGGTCGTGAAGGCGTACCTCCGTCGCTACGCTCCCAAGGATGCGTCCTACGAGACGCTGGCTCGAATTCACAACGGTGGACCCAAGGGTCATCTCAAGCGGGCCACCATCGGCTACTGGAAGAAGATCAAGGAGGCTCTTCATTGAGCCCTCCACTACGCCTGTTTCGCTACTGCGGCAACAAGTCCAAGTTGTTGCATCTCTATCGCCGTGTGCCCGAAGGCACTCAACGCATCGTTGAGCCGTTCCTAGGCTCCGGTGCATTCATGCTCAACAGCAACGTGAAAGGGTTGGGGTACGAGATGAATCCGTACCTCGTCGCCATGTGGCGGTGGCTCAAGGAGGCCACGACCGACGACCTGATGGACCTGAACGAAGCCGTCGAGAACGCCAAGAAGCGAAGCCAGATGAACGTGCGGGACATGAACCTCCTGCTAGGCCCCGAGACCTACGTCCGTGTGAACGTGACCGGCCTCGTCGTGGGCCAGTTGAGTTCGTGGAGCATCTACCCCCAGCACTCCCTTCCCATCGAGGAGACGCTACGATGCCTGCCGAGGCTCAAGGACATCGAGGTGGTGCAGGGCGACGGGCACCAGTTCGTCGCCGAGAAGGGGGACCTGCTCTTCGTTGATCCTCCGTACATCGCCACGAACGCCAACTACGCCAAGGTCGAATATGACCCCAGTCGAACCGTGAAAATGATCGAGGCATCGAATTGCCCGACGATCTTCACATACGGGTCCAATGCCCAAGAAATCTTCCCTATGTACGAATGGCATATGGTCAAGAAGGTTCGAGTTCCCAACATGAGACGGGGCGGGACCGTGGATCGAAGCGAGTGGGTGGCATACCTCAACATGCCGAACGAAGTCAAGACAAACCTTATGGAGATCATGGAATGAAGAAGAACAATCTGAAGCCCATCAAGAAGTGGATCGCCGTGCAGACCGATGGCCTTGGCAAGGAAAAGACTACCGAGCAAGGCATCATCTACACCGAGAAACTCAAGAGCAAGTACATGTGGAGCGTGGTGAAGATGGTCGGCGACGGACTGACCGAGGACATTCAGGTCGGCGACAAGGTTCTCTGGGACATCACCAAGGGCCACGGTCATGGCTACGAGAGTTATGACCTGATTCACCAAGATTGGATCGCCGCAGTTGACCGTGAAGACGATTGATGCTACAATGGGTCCACCTCCAAGGAGTGCTTGAGTGACTTTCTATACCCATGTTTCTGGCCGTGGGGCCAATCTGTTTCATCGAGGTTGGACGAAGGATGGAACCCGTATTCACGAGAGGGTTCCGTTCCGTTCATGTCTCTACGTCCCCACCAAGCGGAAGACCGACTCTCCGTGGAGGACCATCGACGGCAGGGTGGTGGACGAGGTGGACTTCGAGAGTGGCTACGAAGCGGGCAAGTTCATCGACCAATACAAGTCCGTCGATGGCTTCACCGTCTACGGAGACATTGATCCGTGCTACCAATTCATCTCCAAGAACTATGAGGGAGAAGTGGACTACGACCCTTCTCTCATTCGCACGATGTATCTGGACATCGAAGTGGAGAGCGAGGCCGGATTCGCATCCACCGACAATCCGACTGAGCGGATCAACGGCATCACCGTAAGGATGTCCAACGGCGGAACCACGACGTTCGGGCTCGGGCAGTTCGACGTAAAGGGCGTGGATTGTCTGTGCTACGAGGACGAAGCCAAACTTCTGGCCGACTTCGTTGCGCACTGGCGGGCGTGCGACCCCGACATCATCACTGGATGGAACGTCCGGTTTTTCGACCTTCCATACATCTACAATCGAATCAAGCAAGTCCTCGGTCAGGAAGAGGCCGACAAGTTGTCGCCATGGGGAAAGACTCGTCCCCGAAAGATCACCATGAATGGCCGGACGAGGAACTTCTACGACTTCGAGGGAATCACGACGCTCGACTACTACGACCTCTACGACAAGTTCACCTTCACCAAGCGAGAGTCGTACAAGTTGGAGTACATCGCCTCGGTGGAGTTGGGCGAGGGCAAGGTCTCCTACGAGGACTACGGAACGATCACCGACTTCTACCGCAAGAACTTCCAGAAGTTCATGGAGTACAACGTCCGAGACGTGGACATCGTCGTGGAGTTGGAGAACAAACTTCGGCTCATCGAACTGGCTCTCGGTCTCGCCTACTCGGCCAAGTGCAACTTCGGGGACGTGTTCACGCAGGTGCGCATGTGGGATGTCATCGTCTACAACGAACTTCGTCGTCGCCATGTGGTCATTCCTCCCCGCAAGCAGGAGACCAAGGATGAGCAGTTCGTCGGTGCGTATGTGAAGGAACCGCAGATCGGACAGCATGAGTGGGTGGCATCGTTCGACTTGGACAGCCTCTACCCTCACCTCATCCTCCAATACAACATCAGTCCCGAGACGCTGTTGTCGGAGCGAGTGGAGTTCGGGGCGATGGCCGACTCCACGATGGTCGATGACCTGATCGAGAAGGGACGCAACCCCATGCTCGAATCCTTCCTCGCAGAGAAGATCGGCGAGGGTCTCTGTGTCGCCGCCAACGGAACGACTTATCGCAAGGATGTCCGTGGGTTCCTCCCCGAACTCATGGACAAGATGTATGCCGAGCGTAAGGAGTTCAAGAAGAAGATGCTCTCGGCCAAGGCCATGCTCAAGAACCTCGGCGAGGATGTCCTCCCCGACAAGAAGGCCGAACTCAAGAAGGAAATCTCCAAGTATGGAAACTTCCAGTTGGTTCGTAAGGTTCAGTTGAACTCAGCGTACGGTGCGTTGGGCAACGAATACTTCCGCTACTACAACCTGAACATGGCCGAGGCCATCACGACCTCGGGTCAGTTGTCCATTCGGTGGATCGAGAAGCATCTCAACGAGTACCTGAACAAGGCTTGCGAGACTCAGGGGGTTGACTACGTCATCGCTTCGGACACCGACTCCGTTTACCTCCGTCTCTCCAACTTGGTGAACAAGGTCCTCCCTAACAAAGACAAGAAGAAGACCACCGACTTCATCGACAAGTTCTGCCGTGAGGCTCTCAGCCCCTTCATCAACAAGCGGTATGACGACCTCTCCAAGCGTATGAACGCCTATGCCAACCGAATGTCCATGAAGCGTGAAGCAATCGCTCTGAAGGGCATCTGGACGGCCAAGAAGCGGTACATGATGTCCGTGGTGCTGGGGGAGGACAACGTGTTCACCGAGACCCCCGAGTTGAAGATCATGGGCATCGAGACGACCCGTTCGTCCACTCCGTCCATCGTCCGAGAACGTCTCAAGGAGGCCATCTCCATCGTGATGATGGGAAGCGAGGAGAAGATTCAGTCGTTCGTGACCAAGTTCTTCGAGGAGTTCAAGACCCTCCCCGTGGAGAAGGTGGCGTTCCCCCGTTCGTGCAACAGCCTTGACGAGTACGCCGACCGCAGTTCCATCTATCGGAAGTCCACACCCATCGCCGTCAAGGGATCACTCCTCTACAACCATTGGATCGCCAAGAAGGGTCTGCTCCGCAAGTATCAACCCGTTCGTGAATCGGAGAAGGTCAAGTTCGTCTACCTCCGTGTGCCCAATCCGATACAGGACAAGGTCATCGCCTTCCCCAACAGTCTTCCGCCAGAGTTCGGGCTTCATGCTCACATCGACTACGACACTCAATTCGAGAAGTCTTTCGTGGAACCCCTACAGGCAATCACCAATACCATCGGGTGGAAGTTGTTCGACACAGCCAGTCTCGAAGACCTGTTTGTCTGATATCACCCTAAATATGACAAAGGAGTTTTGGCATGGAACTTAGTATCATTTTGACGATTCACAACAAGGGTTGGCTTGCAGGGGCGGTGGTTGATTCGTTCATGAAGTTTACCGCAACTCCTTTTGAACTCGTTGTTGTTTATGACGGATGCCAAGACGACAGCAAGCAAGCAGTCAAGTCGGTCATTGGTACGCTCGGGAAGCGAGTGGGAAGGAACATGGTGCAGTCATTAGTTGAAATTGATGCACCAAACATCCATGAAACCCGTTCGAACAACATGGCAATGCGAGCATGTAAGGGGAAGTATGCCATCATTGTTCAGGACGACATGATAATCGATGAAGACGCATGGGACGTTCGATTGATGGCTCCAATGAAGAAGTGGAACGACATCTTTGCGGTTTCTGCGAGAAATGCGTTCAACCTGAATCAGGGAATTGCAAACATTGTTGAGTTGATCGGACGGATCGAAGACGACACCCCCAGAGGACATCACGACATTCCCGACAGGAATGTTTTCAGAATTCGTCAGTGCATCAATCGAGGACCCCTTTGTCTGGACATGGAAAAAGTCAGGATGATAAACTACCTCGATGAGGAGTTTGCTCCGTGCGACGGAGACGATGCTGATATGTGCTTCCGTGCCAGAGCAAGTTATGGATGGAAATGCGGAGTATATCCCATAGACTATTTGTCTGATTTGAGATGGGGAACTTCTAGAATCAAAATGTGTTTATCGCATGAGTATGCCATGAGCAAATCCTTCACGATCCAGCGAAACTGGGGAACGATTGATGCACGGCATCGGCATATGTTTCAGGATAGATATGACGAGAATCGAATTGTCGAATAAGAGTACCAATCATGGAATCATTCAAGACCCATAAGATCGAAAAGGTTTCGTATCCGCACGTTCACCTGTGCTTCGACGACCATGCCATCGGAGCCTGCTACAACATGCGGGGGTTCATGCTGAAGTACCGTGCAAAAGCGGTATTCTATGTGGACTCTTTCGATCGCCTCGACGATGATGAGATTGGAATGCTTATGGCTCTTCGCTCGGACGGCCATGTCATCGGATGCCACGGACTGAACCACATCGATGCCCTCAAGCACTCGAAGAAGTTCGGAATCGATTCGTACATCGACACCGAGGTGATTCCTGCAATGGAGTCCATGGCATCCTATGGATTTTCCCCGACCCACTTCGCCTTCCCGCTCTCTCACTTCGATGACCAACTATACGATGCGGTTTCCAAACTCTTCTGCTACGTCCGACCGGGCAATGAAAGTCATTACTACACCCCCTCCCGAATGTACTTCGAACCGGATCGCTTCACCGGAAGCGAACTGAGCATCGAACACAAGGTTCGTTCGGGCGACCTCGTGGGTGCCCTCGCAGGCATCACCCGCCGACTCAAGGCCGGTTATGGCATCAGCATCGTCCTCCATGATATTCGCTACCCAGAGAATGGACGCAGTCATGGGTCACGGGCGAGCGAGAACGCCTACCTCACCGGGGATGAATTCCTGACCATCCTTGAGACCATCGATGCGGTCGGTGGGGTCCAGTATCAAACATTTGCCGATGTGTGCAAACAAGGCACGGATCGATTTGACAAACCGCTCGACCTGCCCTAAACTTGTCCCAAATAAGGAGTCTATATCATGAGTTTTCTGAAGTCCCTCATCAAGAACAGTGGTAATGAATACGCCCGTCTGGCTGCCGATGGAACGGAGGCCGACATCACGGGCTTCGTTGACACGGGTTCCTATGCCTTCAACGCCCTCGTATCGGGCACCCTCAAGGGAGGCATCGCCGACAACAAGGTTCTGGGCATTGCAGGCGAGTCCGCCACCGGCAAGACGTACTTCGCCCTCGGCATCGCCAGCCAGTTCCTCCGTGACAATCCCGATGGTGCCATTCTCTACTTCGACTCCGAGCAGGCCGTGACCAGCGAGATGATTAAGAATCGCAACATCGATCCGGCTCGGGTCGCCGTGTTCCCGATCGCCACGGTGGAGCAGTTCCGCCATCAGTTGCTCCAGATCATCGACAACTACGAGAAGAGCGACAAGAAGGAAAAGCGAAGGATCATGGTCATTCTCGATTCGCTTGGTATGCTTTCGACCAGCAAGGAAATGAACGACAGCATGGAGGGCAAGGAGACCCGTGACATGACTCGCAGTCAGGTCATCAAGGGGACCTTCCGAACCATCACCCTCAAGTTGGGTCGATTCAACATCCCTCTCGTCGTGACCAATCACACCTACGATGTGGTGGGTGCCTATGTTCCGACCAAGGAGATGGGTGGAGGTTCCGGTCTCAAGTACGCCGCCTCCACCATCGTCTACCTCTCCAAGAAGAAGTTCAAGTCGGGCGACGAGGTCACGGGAAACATCATCACCTGCAAGACCTACAAGAGCCGACTCACCAAGGAGAACCGTTCGGTTGAAGTCCTTCTGAACTTCGATACGGGTCTCGATCGGTACTATGGTCTGGTGGAACTCGGTCTCCAGCACGGCGTGTTCACGAAGGCATCCAACAAGATTCAGTTCCCCAACGGGGTTTCCGCTTTCGAGAGTCACATCACCAAGAACCCGGATAAATACTTCACACCGGAGGTCATTGACGCTCTGGAGAAGGCTGCACATGCCGAGTTCAAGTACGGCCAAGACGCTGAGGTGACGGTCGATGAGGAGACGGGAGAGGTGGTCGATGAGTGATGGAAACTGGCGAAGACTTGATGATGACGACG